GAACAATGGACGCTGCGGCCCAGGCGCAACTGGGCTTCCTGGTCGGCAACCTGACCTACATCGAGCAGGAGGTTCTGCGTCAGCCGTACCCGGAGATCAAGTATCCCCGCGTGCTGGCCGTGGACACCTCCGCCCCGGACTACATCGAGTCCATCGGCTTCAAGGTGCTCGACTACAAGGGTGAGCCGGCCCCCATCGGTGACCTGTCCCACGACTTCCCGCTGGCTGAGATCGCCTCGAAGATCGGCGGTGTCGACGTGGTCCAGGCTGGCCTGGGCTACACCTACACCCAGATCGAAGTCGGCAAGGCCATGGAAATGGCCAATGCTCAGGGCTTCGGCGGCGCGATCAACTACCTGGCCGAGAAGCCAATCGCGACCCGCACCCTGACCGAGCAGTGGCTGGACCGCGTGGCCTTCATCGGCGATGCGCGCTGGCCTTCGCTGGCCACCGGCGGCCTGATCAAGTACCCGGGTGTCCCCGTGCTGGCCACCGGCACCCTGCTGGGCGGCGCGAACAAGACATTCGCCCAGATCCTGGCGCAGGACCCTGACACCGCCGCGAGCGAAATGCTGACCCTGCTGAACAACCTGATCCTTCAGGTTTACCAGGTTCAGACCAACAGCATCTTCCGCCCAACGCACATCCTGCTGCCGCTGAAGCAGTACGGCCAGCTGACCACCTTCCGCATTCCGAATACCTCGGAAACGTTGGTGAGCTACCTGGAGCGCGTGCTCAACATCACCTTCGAGCCCATCCTGCAGCTGGCAGGTGCCGGCGCTGGTGGCACTGACCGGATGATGGCGTACACCAAGAACGCCCAGTTCGCGAAGTTCCACCTGCCGATGCCGTTCCAGCTGAACGCGCCGATCCCGTCTCACGGCGGCCTGCGCTTCGAAGCAGCTGGCGTGGTCCGCACCGCCGGTACCGAGCTGCGGGTTCCGCTGAGCCACGCCTACGTCGACGGCATCTAAGGGGGTCACCATGTCTTCGAAGAAGATCTACACCAACGTCAGCGCGAACCCTGTCGTCCTCTCGGACGGCAGCTCGGTGCAGCCAGGCGGCCAGACCACCGAAGAGCAGTTCGAACTGGCCAAGGGTTCGCTTTGGGAGCAGCACGGCCTGCTGGTGGCCGGCGCCCCGGAGCAGCCTGACGATGCCAGCGGCGACCTGCAGGCGCTGACTGAAGAGAACACCCAGCTCAAGGCTGACCTGAAAGACGCCCAGGCCAAGCTGGCCGAGTACGACGCTCAGTTCAAAGGCCAGGGCGACATCCTGAAAGATCTTCAGGATCGCCTCACCCAGGAAGGGGCCCGTGCCAGCAAGCTGGAAAGCGAGCTGAAAGACGCCCAGGCCAAGCTGGCCGCCAAGAAGTAAGCCAGTGTCACGGCCCCTTCACGGGGGCCTATGGCTGGAGAACCCGATGGCTTCCATCACGAATATCAGCTCGCATCGCATCGATCTGGCCGACCTCTCTTTGGCGCCGGGCGAGGCGATCGAGCACTTCGACGACCGAGAGGCCGAGCGCCTGAAGTCGACGAACTACTACCGGGCTGGCTGGATCAAGGTTGGCCCGTCGCCCGAGCCCGAGCCGCCCGCCGAGGAATGAACCACCATGGCCGAACTGAACATCCCAGTGACGCCAGAGATGGTCGCTGAATTCCGCGAGTTCTACGAAGAGTTTGCCGACCCGGCCAAGTGGTCCGACGTCAAGATCACCAAGGCACTGAACATCACCAAGGGTGAATTCGGCACATGCGGCAACTGGGGCCTCTATGGTCCCTATTCGTTCCTGCAGCGCGGCTGGTTCGCCCTGGCGGCCCATTACCTGACCTGGAATGCGGCGACCTCAGCAGCCACCGGTGCCGACGGTAGCGCCACGACGCCCTACGCCGTGGCCAGCAAGAGCGTTCGCGATGAGTCGGTGTCCTACGCCGTCCCAGGGGCGAATGCATCGCTGACGGCCTGGGAGGCGGCGGTGGCGCTTACGCCATACGGCCTTGAGTATCTGCACCTGCGGCAGCGGGCCGGCATGGGAGCGATCTGCGTATGATCCGGCCAACTGTCAGCCTCATCGGTCGCCAGCAGGTCGAGCACGCCATGAAAGAGCTGGCTCAGCGCCTGGAGCGCGACCAGCGCGTGCTGGTCGGCGTGCCCAAAGGTGCTGGTGAGTACGAAGATGGTGTCAACTTCGCCACCATCATGGCCGTGAACAACTTCGGATCGGCAGACGGCAGCATTCCGGCTCGCCCGGCCCTACAGCCTGCCGTGGAAGAAGGTGCGCCGGTCTACCGCCGGCTTGCCGAAGTCATGCTGCCAAAGGTCCTCTCAGGCGACATGGAGATGCGCGTTCTGCTCGAGCAGATGGGCAGCCTGGCCGAGGGGCACGTCAAGCAGTACATGACCGACCTACGAACGCCACCGAACGCCCAGTCGACCATCGATAAAAAGGGATCGGACAACCCGCTGATCGACGCCGGCGCCCTGCGTCAGTCGATCCGCTACGTCATCGACGACAGCACCGATCCTCTTGAGGAGGGCATCTGATGGGCCTGAACATGCGCGGGCACGTCAGCGGCCCATTTGTGTCGCATCGCGGCGTGCAGCGAATGCGGTTCAGCAGCGAGATCATCGACTTCGAACCGAAGTTGACCATGACGCTGCTCGACACCTTCGATGCCAACGTCCAGCCGGCCAGCGACAAGGAGATCGAGTTCCTCCAGATCGGCGCCGAGCGGATCAACGACATTCGGGTGATTCACCGCAATGACGGCAAGGGCATAGAGGTATCCACCCCGGGCAACCTGGCCGACATCCTCGTATTCGCCGAGACGCCAGATCAGCCCGCCACTTGGTGGAAGGCCATGGCCACGGATTACCGGCCCTGGCACAACTTCTGCCGGGCAGTGATCGCCAAGCTGGACCCGGCCGAGGTCGAGAAGCTGCAGGGGTACGCCAATGGTTGACACTATCGCCCTCACGAAGGTGGTGTGCCAGATCGTTGTCGCGGCCACCAGCCTGCCGGCCAGCAAGGTAATCGTCGGCGACCCAGGCACCTCAGCCCCATCAGGCACCTATGCCGCCGTGCGCATCGACAGCCCGGCCCAGTTCGGCCAGGCGCTCAAGACGCAGCGCAACGTGCCAGCCACCGACGACCCGCGCTTCGAGGACATCATCGAGCGCGTGGCGACCCAGTTCACGATCGGGTTCAGCATCAACATCTACCGCGCCGGCGCCATGGGCTTGGCCATGGACCTGTTCGAGGCGAACAAGCGCGAGCCGATCAAGAACATCTTGCGCAGGGCGAAGTTGGGCTGGTCTCGAATAACAACCCCCAACAACCTGACAGGCCTCTACCAGGCAGCAATGGAAGAGCGCTCGCAGACCACCCTGTACCTATACGGCGAATCCGTGGCTGAAGACCGAATCAATCGGATCTACCGCGTCGGCTTCGAGGTTCAAACCGAACAATCTGGCGCCATTGCGCAAGGGGAAGTAAATGCCTTATCCGGCTGAGAACATCATCAACATTGTCACGAACATCCGTGCAGCCGGCCTGGGCACTGCCAACTTTGGCGCTGGCATGGTCTTCGCTGACTTCGATTCGTCCACTGACGCTACTTTTGCCGAGGGCTCGTATCGCGACTACGGCGGCTCGGCAGCGGTTGCGGTCGACTTCAACATCGCTTCCGACGTATACCTCGCCGCACTGGCCTGGTTCTCGGCGATTCCAAAGCCGCGCTCTCTGCGCGTCTACCTGCGCCAGGAGGAAGACAGCCCGGTCGAATCGCTGAATGACGCCATCAACAAGCGCATCTGGTTCTACTGGTACGAGTTCGAGACCACCATTCGAGCGAATGACGCCGATGTGCTGGCTCTGATCGCAGCGGGTGATGCAGCAGAAAAGTTCTACGCCGGAACAACCAATCAGTCAGCGGTGCGCGATCCTAGCCTGTCCACTGACATCGTCAGCAAGGCCAAGCTGCAGGGCTCGCGCCGGGCCTTCTTGCTGAGCCATTCCTCTGCCCCGTACGCCGGCTTTGAGCTGGGCGCGGTGTTCAGCCGTGTCAACTTCAACGCCGCGAACTCGACCATCACCGGTGAGTTCAAGAAGCTGCCGGGCATCACCGCCGAAGATCTGACCATCACCGCATACAGTGCGATGAAAGAGAAAGGCGCGCCGTTCTACACGGTCGTCGAGACCGGTGGGCAGGTGGACAACGGCCGGGTGATCAACTCCAAGTCAACCTCCAGCTTTGGCGAGTTCATCGACGACGTGTTCAACCTTGATGGATTCGTCAATGCCCTCCGCGTGAACCTGTACAACGCCCTCGCCAACATCCCGACCAAGTTGAAGCAGACCCCCGATGGCCAGCAGGTGCTCATCGATGCGGCCGCCCAGATCGGCCAGCGCTTCATCGACAACGGCTACCTTGGCGCCCGGCAGTACACCAGCGACGAGACCGGCGAAGAAGTACTGAGCGACGGCTACGAGATCCTCAGCAAGGCTGACGACATTCTCGACCTCACTGACGCCGAGCGCGCTGAGCGCCTGGCTGCCCCAATCATCATGCGCCTGTTCCGTGCCGGCGCCATCCACGCCGTAGACGTCACTGTCAACGTCGACTGAGGAGATCCCGGAATATGTCGCTTAACAACATGTCAGTCGAGAACACGATTCTCGTCATCACCGGGATCGGGGTCCTCAATGACTGGGGCCGCACCGACCCTCCGTTCACCATTGAATGGATCGATGAGAATGGCAACCTGATTCGTGGGCTTGGCGGTAATGGCGTGAGCTTCTACCGCAAGAACCCTGGCCTGCGCGTCACCGTGAACCTGATGCCAGGAAGTCCACAGGCAACCGCATTGCAGGCGATGCTTAACGCCAAAACTGAGCTTTCCGGGTCCTACGCTTCGATTGCAGGCCTGGAGGGCGCGGTGTTCTCAGAAGGCATCTTCACCCGTGGCAAGTCGATGGCACGCGGCGGCCCTGGCCTGAACGACGGCACCTTCATCATGGAATTCAACAAGGCGAAAGTCGTATGACCCAGGCCCAGGACTTCATTCGCAAGATTGAGCATGACGGTGTGACCTACACCTTCGGCATGCCAAGCGCAGAAAAGCAGCGCTCAGTGCTGTTCCGCCTGGGCAAGTACGGGGTGGAGCCACTGATTCGCGGCCTGGCCCAGGCGGAACTGGGCGCAGCCTCTTCGGTGGCCATTGCCGGCCAGATCGTGGGCGTGATGCTGTCGCGAATCCCCGAGGATGACTTCAACTTCATCTGCGACACGATGTTGGGTCAGATGCACATGAACGGCGAGCTGCAGACGATCAACAACTTTTCCGGCCGCCTGAAGACGTACTTCACCCTGGTGGTGTTGGCTCTCGGGAACGTGTTCGAGGATTTTACCGGACTCCTGACCCTCTTCCAGAGCTCTACCGGTTCAACCGACGAGCCCGGGGCGAGTCAGGAGAGCGCCTCAACCCAGCCATCGACTGGGACCTCTGGCGACCCTGCATAGGGATTCCCGGGGTCTGCCCTCCGCTCTGCACGTACAGCCAACTCCAAGACGGCACTTATTCGCTGGGCTGGGTCAAGCGCGCCAACTTGGCGATGGATGAAATGCTGTATGAGCGAAACCTGGCCGAAGAGCGGCGGAGTAACCAGTAATGCGCGTCCTTGAATCATTCCTGATCGCCCTCGGCCTCAAGGTCGATGAGAAGTCCTTCCAGCAGGGGCAGAACGCCTTCACTGGGCTGACCAACTCGGCGCTTAAGCTGGGCGCCGTGCTCGCCTCGAAGCTCGCCATCGACAAGGTGGTCGGGGACTTCAAGGCTGCAGGTACTGAACTGGACAACTTCAACCGGTTGACCGGGCTCAGCACGCAGAATGTGCAGGCTCTGGGCCAGGCCCTGGCCGCTCAGGGCGGGAATGCGCAAGACGCTTTCGCGGCCATGCAAAAGATCCAGGACCTGATGGCATCCCCCATCACCGGGAATGTCAGCTGGTTTGGCGACGTGGCCAAGCTCGGCCTGGACCCTAGCGCCATAATCGGCGCGCAAGACACCGCCGAGGCCCTGGCCAATATTGCCGGGGCTTTCGAGAACATGACTCCGCTGAACCAGCGCCTGGCCGGCCAAGCCTTGGGCTTCGACGAGAGCACCATCCGCCTGCTGATGAGGGGGCGAGATGCGGTCGAGCAGCAACTGGACTCCCGCGGCAAGCTGGGGATCATGACCCAGAAGCAGGTCGAGGACGCGGCGCGCCTGACCAAGGCTACCAGCGAACTCAACCTGGTATTCACCGACATGGGCAACACCATCGCTGGCGAATTGGTGCCGGCCTTCGCCGAGATGGCCGAGGACTTCACCGAGTTCTACCGCAACAACAAGGAGCTGGTGGATTCCGGGCTTGAGGCTTTCTTCGGCACGCTGGCCAAGAACATC